GTAGACTCCGTAAGGAATGTAGACAGCGTGTCTGCGATAATAGCAGAGGTTGACATGCCTACAGGATTCTTCGGGTTCCTGTTTGGACTGCCTGTGTCGTCCGTTACAAATCCCAAGTACTGATTCTGCGCCATGTTTATGACCATGTTAAAGTCTTCTGGCGATAGGTATGTACCCTGGTACTTGTCTACCAAGTAAGATACTAGCTTGTATACCTCATTAATATTCATAATGCAAATATAAAACAAAATCTCCCAGTAGAGACCTACCGGGAGAAACCAATCAAACCATAAGAAACAGAAGCTATATTAGTCAGCCATTGTCTTCAGCTGCGCATAGAAATCTTTACCCTTTTCTGTCAGACAGAACTCAGAAAGGAACTTAATTGCGTTTTGGTTGTCCGGAATCTGGACGATAAACTTCCTACTGTCTCCCCATATCGCCTGTCCCTTGCTTGAGTCTAGGTCAATAAGGCTAACATTCACTCCCTTCCTGATTATGTACTCAACCTTAACCAACGGATTATTATACGACTTAATGAACGCCTCTGGATTGTTGTCAGCAAAGTCAAGGTAGTCTACCCTGATTGCCTTCTCTCCCCTATCTTCTCCGTACTGGTTCTTAAACCTAACCCCAAGGAACTGTGCGTGTGGTATCATGTTCTCAACAGGTGCGCTCATTGCCAGCTTCATTGCGTCCATCCTTGTCTCAGCCTTGTTGATTGCCTGCTCTTCCTGTGCCTCGAAGTCAAGCAGTCTGTACACGTGCCTAGATCCAGCAATCGTGTTCTTGTTTCCCTCGTTCATGTTACTGATCATAAGGAACTTAACAAGAGATGTCCTGTTTGACGGCACAACAAGAACTCCGCTAATGAACTTAATGTCAGGCCTTTGTCTCTTCTTGAAGTCAGACAGGTGTTCCTGCTCGTCTTCAAATATAGTCCCAACCCCTTCCAGATACCTGATGTTTCTCTCCATGCCAGTCTCCTGGTCAAAGATTACGTCAGTGTTTCTTATCGTGTAAGTCTCAGGGTATGGAGGCCTGTTAAAGTTAGATGTTGAAGTGTAGAACTTATCTACCAACTGGAAAATGTATTCCTTTGGCTCTTTTTTCTTTTTAGGTGTGTCGATCTTAATGTCAACAACCTCATTAATTTCTTCTGGACCTGACGCAATATCAACCAGGTTGCCATTTTCGTCAAGTGTTTTACGTGTAGCCTTTGCCATGTTTCTTTGTTTTTGGTTTACACAAATATAGTAAAAAAAGAAAGCCCCTCACTAGGAGGGGCCTCTTTTATTCATATCAGACACTACTAGGAGTGTGTAACCTTAATGAATTGGTTAGCTGCGAACAGCTGAATACCGCAGTAAGACATGTGGTGTACGTTCAGTTCCATCTTGTCGTTGGTTGGAACCTTAGCAAGAGCACCAGTCTCCCAAACCTTGATTTCTTTTCCAGGCTCAACCTCGTTGTACACAAGACGGAGTGAAGGAATTTTGTCACCAGTCTGAGCGTCACGACCGTCCTTTACAGGAATCAAGAGACCTGTACGAGCGTAGTAACCAGCAGTACCGATATTCTGTCCGTAAACAGCTTCAGCATTGAAAGGAAGGTACTTCTTCAAGTGGAAGGTAGTTCCGTCGATTTTGATAGAATCAAAACCATACTTAATTGCAACCTCAGAAGATCCACCAACAGAAGCCCACTGGATAGCACCGTTCTGATACTTTGCAAACAAGGCATCATCTACAGCGCTTCTCAGGTAGCTATCCATCAAGAAATGATACTCTTGAGCACCACCGTTGAAGTCAGCAAGACGGGCAAGGTTATGGAAATCGTCTACATCAAATGTAGCGCCCCATGTGGTAACCTGTCCACCTGCCTCAACTTGAGGAATCAAGCCAGTTGTTCCAGTTGCGCCCTGAGGCTTACCGAACATCAACTTGAACTCTTTGTTGTTCATGAACCTACGTACGGCCTCATCGAGTCCTTTGTAGGTGTAGTAAGGCTGACCGTTAACTTCGAACCAAAGTTCTTCAATCTTAGCACGATCACTGATGGTGAAATCTTCACGGATCTCAGTGGTGTAGAAAGTCTTCTCTTCGATAAGACCAGTCAAGGTATCAAACTTGGTTGAAGCTTCACCAGCCTCAGAAATTCCACGGAACAACAGGAAGTCGGCAGCAAGAAGTGTTGCGTTAACCAACTCAGTTGAATCGAAAGGAACCATCACGAAGATGTTAGGGTAGGTGGTAACGCTTGTAACCTTGTACTGCTTACCATTCTTTGCGTTCTCAAGAACCTCACCTACACGGATAGGGCTCCTACCGCTAAGGATAGAATCAGTAGAGATTGTTACAGTAGCAGAAGCACCTGCAGAAGCACCGCCAGTGAATGACAATACTTTTACGTTGTCGTGCAACTTACCACGAGATTCGAAGTGACCGAACTTCTTTGCAGGAACGGTTGCCTTCATTCCCAAAGCTTCAAGCAATTGGGCATAATTCTGAGATCCGTACTTCTCAATGAACTGAGAGTAGTACTGAGGCTTAAGGATAGACATGTCAGAGACAAACTGTCTATTTACGCCTGCGCCGTTTGTGGACACGCCACCGGGTTGTAAAACTGGCATAGTTGTTTATTTTAGTTTTTTAAAAATTAGAGCTTAAACATTGCACTCACCATCTGGTCGTAGTCACTGCTATTCGCTGATGTAGAAGGCCTTGGTTGGTTACTGTAGTCGATGTTCTTCATACTCTTCAGGAGATCCGACTTCGCTTTAGACACAGCCTGTGTCACCATCGAGTTTACGATCTTGTCCCTGTTTTGCAGGAAGTAAACATCTTCCGCCAATTGCTTGGTATCGTAACTTCCGTCCTTGAAGTAGCGATTACCGTAGAACGACTCCAGGTCGAAGCTTTGCAGCACTCCCTGTAGGGCAGTCTTGTCTTCCTGTGTTAGGTTATACTTGCCGTCAAACTGGACATCCTCGTCCTTGTAATTGACAGAAAACCCATCGAAAGCCTTGAGGCCAGTGTCGATGCTTTGTTCAAACACCTTCCTTGCCTCTTGGTACTGACCCTGTTGTTGTTCCTGTTGCTTTGCCAGATACTGACTGATAGCTTCCTCCGAAATCGGCTGGTTACTAGCTTTTTGCATCTGACTAAGAATATCTGGAAAGTCAATGTCCTTTTTCATTTCTTGGAGGCTAGTCTTCGCTTCACGAACCATCTTCTTCATTTCCCTCTGGATAGACTTCTGCTGCTTCTCCAATTGCTTCCTCTTGCTAACAATCTCTTCCTCAGTCAACATGTCCTCGTCTATGTCCATGTCAACCTTGTACTTCGAGTTAAACTCTTCCTCAATCTCTTCCGGGGTAAGGTCTGGATACTCGTAAGCCATTTGAAGCTTAATGATATCAGACTCGTCCATTGAGTCAAGACTAGAAAGAACTTTTTGCTCGTACAACATGTCTGCCAATTCAGACACGTCCTTGTTCACAAGCTTTTCGTAAATATTCTTTGAGAAGTCATCCTTCCACTCGAAAGGAGTCGGCTCAAATGTTTGAACACTGTCAGTCTTTACGGGCTCTGACACTGTTTGAACTGGTTCTGACTGAACTGGTTCACTTACTGTTTCTGTTGTCGTTTCTATAGTCTCCTGCACAGGATCTGAAGCTACTTGAGCTTGGCCCTCTTGTGCATATGAAGACACATCAAACGGATTGATTGTTTCTGACATGATTGATTGTTTTTACAAAGATAATATTATTCTGGTTGTTGCTGCTGTTCTGCTGCCATTTGTTCCATTTGTTGTTGCTCAAGAGCTTGCTGGTCTGCCATAGCCTGCTGCTCCATGTCTGCCTGCTTCTTTTGGAAGAATGACATAACAACGTCTTGGATCTCAGGGCTCAAAGGCTTACTCATCTCGAAAGACTTCAGTAACGCCATTTGAACAAACTCCTGCTCAGAAAGTTCTTGCTTCATCTTAAGCTCTGTCTGAACAACGGCCAACTTAGCCTGACTGCTCATCTGCTCGAGTTGCATGTCTGCCTGTGCCTTAGCCTGTATAGACTGCTGCTGAGACTGTGCATTCATCTGAGAATTCATCTGCGCCTTCTCCATCTCCTGCTTCTCCTTCCTCTTCTTGGCCTTGGCCAGATACATCTCAGCAAGCTTTGTGTTCTTGATGCTCCTCACACGGAATGCGTCCTCGAAGTCAATCATTCCTGCGGAAAGAGATGTCTGAATCATTGCCTCCACAAACTGCCTCTCCCTGTCGTCTGGGAGTATGTCGATCTTCACATCAAACACACGGCCCTCTATCTCTTCTGGGTTGAGGTACTCCCTATACTGCTGACCGCCGTACAACACTGAGTCATACAAAAGGATTGCAGTCTTCAGGGCGGTCTGCTGGTAGACAGACAGAAATGCATCATAGATAAAATCAGTCGCATTGTTAGACGCTGCTATCTGAGCCTGCTGTACACCTAACCCAATCTTTGGATTAACGGTAGCGCCTTCCCTGTACTCGTTTACGCCAATCTCGTCCCTGAGTCTTTCAAGGTAGTGGTTGTAAACTGTGATTAGTTCCTGCAACTGTCCAATACTAGAACTGTTAGGAGCCTCCATGATGGGAACACCATTCTGGTTGTCTCCATCCTCTGTCCTTCTCCTATAATATATGTTACCAGTCTGGTCGTATATCTTCTGAAGCTCAAGAGGTGTGACATTCTTACCCTGTCCAAGTGTAATGTCTGACAATGCGTCAATGTCTATGATAAGACCGGAAGGCCTAAGCTTTGCAACAAGTTGCTGTATCTTAAGGTGCGCAAGCGTCATCTGCCTGATAGACGTCTCCATCCTCTCAGGGATGGCCATGTTTATCAAGTCTAGATTCTCGTACATGTACAGGCTGTAGCTGAAGTGAACGTCTGCGATCTCAGCAGCAACCGAAGGCTTGATCATGTTCTTCGCAACACCCCACTCAAGCATGATGTCCGTGCCCATAACAAACACGCCACGATAAATGACGTACATGTCCTTCTTTATGATCTCCTTGTTGTCGCCAAGTCTTTGCGGCTCCTTTTCTTTCTTTTCTACAATCATGTTACCAAACTTGTTAATCTTAGCTTGGTATATCATTGTGTCTATGCTCTTAATCTCAAAGTCGATTACGTCAACTGTCCAGTCATCGTAAGGCCTGTCAACAGCAAACCTGTACCTCTCGTCCCACTTAACACTCCTGTTAAACTGCTTTGCCTGCTGAGATATCTTGTAAAGTTTCTCCTCGTCAATGTTCGGGTAGTTGTTACGGATGTCTATGATCTTCATTGACACAACCTCTCCAACAAATGATACGTCCCTAAAGTCGTCATACTCAGAGAATGAGTATATCAAGTTCTCAGGGATTACCCTCCTCATGTTTATCTTCCCATTTGGAGCCGTTGACACTTTTGTTGCAGCAACTCCAGTCTCGATCAAGTCCTCAAGAATCTTTCTTTTAATAACCTCCCAGCCGTTTGTGTAGTTGACGTAGTCGATACCCTTCTCAAACAGAATCTCTTCTGGGAGTTGATACTCTAGGCCAAAAAACAATTCAAGCTCTTCAAAGTCTTCAGGCGTAAACTTGCCTTCAGCCATCAACTTGACTCCAGACTGCTCCTCTATCTGACGGACCTGGTCTCCGAACTCCATCCTAAACTCAGCCTCGTCCTTGTCGTACTTCTTCCTCTTTGTTGAGATGGGGTCAACGGCGGTAGCCTTTGCAACCTCCTGCCTCTTCATGAAACCTCCAAGGATTACCTGAATGAACTTAGGCGCAATTGCTGGAGCCTTCATGTCTAGGTTGATGAATGCCTCCTTGCCGTCTACGTTCATGAGGTCTAGGAACTCAGACATCGGCTGCCTTCCCCTTGAGAACATCCTGTTCTTTTCGAACTTCTTGTTCCTCTTATTGAAGTAGCCGCTATTGAAAGCCTTCTCAATAAACCTTGACACCTTAAGGCCTTCCGCATCTTCCTTCTTCAACTTAGAGTTAGAAAGATGAAAGTTTAGTATGTTCTTATTTTCCATAATTATAGCAAAAGTACAAAAACTTCATATCCTACACACTTATCTTAAACGTCTTGATGGGTATCACAGACCGTGACACCTCTTTCTTTATGCTTTCAACGCCTATTCCGGACAACAAGCTGATCATAAACGCAACAGTTCTGTCGTAAGGGGTACGGTTCTCGTGGTCGTACTGGAGCAATTCCTCTAGCAGGTCAGGGAACACAATCTTGTCGCAGTGGTTCTCTATGTACGCGATGCAGGTGTCCAGCTGCCTGGACATCGCAAAAGCATCTCCAGATGTTACGCCATACTTCTGCACCGTCTTCCTTCTGTTCCTGTCTATTGCAGACTCAGGCGTCCTCATCAGGTACTGCTTGAATCCCTTGTTCATGAAGTAGTCAACAAAGTCGTCACCTACGTCATTCTCGTAGCATGCCTTGTATCCCCACAGCACAGCTCCTTTTAACATCTCGTCGTGAAACATTGACTTGAGTCTAGGCCTGTCTATGTACTCAGCTATTGGCAGGCAGGTGTTGCTTGGGTCGCTTGGGTCTAGCCTCTCGAAAACGTAGCAGACTCCCATAGAACCCTTGCCGGAGATTACAGAAGACTTGAACGGGTCAATGCCCGACACAAACTTGTGTGCATTTCCGGGGCTCCTGTTTCCGTCTGTCTCACTGAACTTGTTCTGCTCCTCCTTTGGCGGTATCTTGTAAACCAACCACGGCCCATCCGGATCGTCTGCCCAGTCTACAGTCTTTTCTGTCTTCCAGAACAGTCTAACCCTCCTAAGCGCAACCCTCTCCTCCTTCAGGAAGTCTATCTGGTTGTATATCTTCTCAGCGTTAAAGTAGCACTTCTTCTGGTCGATCATGAACGCCTCGTTCTCATCAAACGGGTTCATCCTGATCTCCTCAGACAATGCCTTCTTGTCCTTGATTATCTTCCTCTGAGAGATTAGATAGTCCTTCGCTCCAGACTCTATCTTCATTCCATACCTTTCCTGTATGTACCTCTTCTGAGCTTCTGTTGGCGCGTCTACTATAGACATTCCATACTCGTCAATAAATCCCTCGTACCCATCATATGCAGGGCAGAAGTATCCATACAATCCAGTTGCGGTGTACGGTTCTTCCATGTGCATGCTACCGTCGAACAAGGCCTTGTACGGTTCACCTCCGCTCTTGGCGTCGTTAGCCGTTGATGGGATCAAGCAGAACCCAACCTTGATAGCGCCACGCATCATGGTCTTCTTAACAATCGGCCAGTACTGGTTAACAGGTACATCCTTTGGCCACTTTCCTGCCTCGTCCATAAGTAGCGCAGTAGTACGGCCAGAGTCGTAAGAGTTCAGTGCCGTATTCTTAAAGTTGATCTTAGACTCAAGTCCGATGTCGTCGTCGAATATCTGACCCTTCTCCCTTGTCTTAGACTTCCGCTTGTCCTTCTTCTTCTTGAACACCAGCTCAGTCTTTGTCTCCTCGTCCTCTGCCCTAGGCTTGAAGAACACGGGGAGGTTCCTGTACCCATTCATCACCATGTACACGAATGCGTCTGAGGCATCCTTTCCAGTCTTTGATATAATTCCGCAGAATGACTTCTTTTGTGTTATAGACTTCCACACCAAATATGCAGTTGCCTGAGATGTCGCACCCTCACGACGCTTCTTTATTCGTATGATTCCGAAACACTGTGGAAGCTTTTCGCAATGTTCTTGGTAGTAGAAGTATCTCCTGTCCACGTCCCTGTAGTCTGGAAAGTTTCCATCCTCTAGCGTCCAGTAGTTTAGGTAGAAGTAGTGCAGGCCTGTTATGTATGTAGGCGCTGGCTCCTCACCGTTCATGAACCAGTACCCGTCGTATATCCTCTCGAACTCTCTCTTAATGAAGTCAACCTGCTCGTCGTTGTACACAGGAGACCCGTCGTCGTCAAACTCTAGGTCGTTGAACATGTCAGGTATCTCTATACGCCTAAACTTCTGCTTGCCATTCTTTACGGAGTGTATCTTAGACTTCGCAGGAACCTCTGGCGTCTTATATGTTATACCGTATACTTGGTGCTCTTGTACCATAATTATATGTTATTCCGTATCAGACCTAAGCGACTTGTTTGTAAACTTGGCTACCCTGTTGTACAGGTCTACACCCGTCCCTGTCAGCGAGAATATCTTCCTAGCCTCCCCAGTCTTCTTTGCCACAAAGTCTACCAAGCCACGCTTCATTAATTTATTTACCATCCTGTAGAACGACACGTCAATGTCTCCTACCGTATTGTTAAAGTCCTTCCTGTCAAAGAAGTCATACCTGCCTGCCCAAAGTATAAAAGAGTACTCCCTCATGTCAAGCTTGTATATCTCCATTACCGTACTGGTCTTGAACAGGAATGACGCAAGGTGCTTCACCTTGTAGTGGTTGACCACGATCCGTTTCATTGCGTGATTGTACCCCTCCCTCCTCCAAACCTTTGAGGACCTCATGTTCTTCGCCTTTATCCTCTGGATGTGAAGGTTCTTCCCGTACACCAACTGATCCTTTTTGAACAACTTGTACTTTAGCTTGTTGTACCTAGTCTTCCAGTCCGCACGTATCTTTGACCTCTTCTCTGTATTCTTTTTAGCGTGATGCTTCAACTGATCAATCTGATTCCGAAGCCTTGCTATCTCTTTCAGTAGATCTTCTACAGGGGTGTTCTTGGTCATGTATGTCATCGTACCAATTCTTCGATTAACGGCTTCCTTCTCGCCTTGTCCTTCTCCTCGTCTCCAGACAGTAGGTTGTCCATGCGAAGCTTCTTCATAACCTCGTTGATGTCACCAACGCTGTTGAACAGCTTCATCACGCGCTCCCACGATCCATCGTTCCTGTCTGAAAGGTCTAGGCTTGTAAGGTCGTTGTTGTTTAGCAATCCTGTTATCTCGTTCAGCTTCCTGTTAAGGGCATAGTACGCACCAACGATACCGTCGGCCTCGTACAGCTTAATCTTGTCCTCTAGTTTTATGATTTTCCCAGACAATCTGAATATTTTAATCTGATTATTTTAGTCATCTTTCCTCCGATATTGTGTGTCATTTCGTAGTCTGACTTCTTGTACACAACGGCCAGGTCTCCAACCTCGAAGTCGTCTATGGACTCAGGCTTAACCAAGACCTTCATGAGAGAGTCATGCTTCTTCTTCTCTGTGAGGATAATACCGCCTGGCGATACCATGTCCTCGTCGTACACACGCTCTACCATCATGTATCCGTCTATGCAGACTATGCCATCGTCATTGAAGCCGAAGTATACGAAGTCTGCCTCGATAGCGTGTATGAACGTGGTAGTGTCGATGTTGATGTCCAGCTGGTTGGACTCGTTAATAGCGTTGTGGTGAATGAGTACATCTGTTCCGGCTTTAAGGTTCTTGAAGTCTGTGAGCAGTACGGCCTGTGTCTGGCCAGATATCTTGCCGTCCCATGAGTAGCTTGTGTCTACGAAAAGCTCTACCTCAGTTCCGTCATCCTTTGTTACGATGTGTGAGTTCTTCGACCCACTCTTTACGGCAACTATTGCCCTTGCCCCAACAGGCTTGATTGTGTTGTACAGGTGCTGCATTTGGTTTGATTTGCAGCAAAGTTACGCAAATCTTTCTCCCTTGCCAGATTTTTTACCCGAACGGTATACTTGTGATCCCTTTCCCCAAAGGAAGTGGTACGCCCACCACCCTGCAGAAAGCTTAGAGGAGTTGGCCTCCTTGGCGTGCCTCTTCTTGTACTGGGCACGTGCCTCAGGGGAGTAGTTAGACGAGTACCCCTTCGCACCGAAGCGAACCATGCGTACCTTGTCACCCTCCTTGGCGAGCACAACCTTCTTGTGGACGCCGTCTGAGGCATCCTTTGGCTTGTTGTACCCACTGAACTTTTCTCCCCTATACTCTATCATTACCTAAACTCTTTTACTTTTTCCGCTATCTTTTTTGGCTGCCTTACGAACTGTTGGCCCTTCTTGTTTCCCTCCGCCTTTGCTTGGTTTGTTGCCTTTCTTTGGCTTGGGCTTAGTGCTGCCCACGCCTTCTCCGGTAAATACCGACGAGTCCCACCCGACGGCTTCCCTGAAGAAGTTGTCCACTTCTCTTTCGTCCATTTCGACAAAGAGTTTGAGCTTGACTTCTTTCCTTGATATCCACCACCAGATTTTTTGTATAAGGCTACCGCTAATTGTGCCTTTCTTGCAGACCACTCGCTGGCATCTCCGCCTTTCGAGCCAGCCTTGACACGTGCAACTATTCTCTTCCATAACGCAGGGTTTCTTTTTATTGCGGAACTCATGTTACATTGTGATCTTGTACTTGCTCAGTAAGCCCTTCTTGTTCATGGCCATACCCTTCTCCGTCATTGAAACGTCTCCGGTCTTTGGATTCATCGCCATGATCCCCTGCTTTATTAGCATTTCCTTAAGTGCGTCTCCAGTCTCAGGGACTTGTTGCATCATCCTGTCGTAAGACTTCTCAAACCCAGGAAGGTCTCTCATTTGCTCAGGACTCATGTTAAGCGACTGCTTCATGTTTGCCTGATACATTGCGTCTGCAACCTTGTTCTCCATGTTCTTACGGTTCATGCTTGCGTCTGGCAACCTCTTGACGGTCTTTGACGCCTTGTCGTAGTACAGGTTTTGGGCTGCAAGCTTCTTGTTGAGCTCCTCGATTGGGTCTCCAGGTCCGTTTTCCGCACTTGCTGCGATGGCTCCTGCCATCCTCTTAAGGTCTAGTTTCATTTACTTCTATATTTACGATCCTTACGATCGTGTTTGTTGAATGACTTCTGGGCGGAACCCTTCTTCCGCTTGCCGAAGTTTACCTTCACCTTGTCTGAAGATCCCTTAGCCTTTGCCATGTTACTTCTTCTTTGCCTTGATCATCTTCATGAACTTCTCCTTGGCTGCCATCTTGGTTTCCTTCTTTGCACTCTTTGGCGCTGCCTTAGTTGCTGTCTTTGCTCCGTATCCTTTCATTGCATTTTTCATATTTATGTTATTTCTAACAAAAATAAGAAACTTATCCGTAAGTTTTTACAAGCACGTCCATCACAGGCTTCGGGACGGATTCGTACCTCTTGTACATCCTTGGTGGGCACATGTCTATCAGCGCCTTGTTGTCGTACAGCCCAGAAGGGAACCTCCTTATCACAGGCATCGCCCTGTAGCTATATAGATACAGGTTAGCCTTCCTGGCGTACCTGGACTTGTTTATAGGCAGCTTCCACTTCCTTATGTTCTCCAGTGCCCTAACCTCACAGTCCCTCTCCAGCTCGATCATGCCGTCCATCAGCTCCTTAAGCTGCGCGTTGTTCATGATCCTGTCCTTGTCAAGCCACGCCCAAAGGTTGTAACAACAGTCACCCCAGTGAGACCACCTTTCGTCACCGAGCCACTGCTCCATGTGTGAGTACTCGTGCACGAGTATCTCTATCCAGTCCTTGAACGGCTTGCCGCAGGCTACCACAAGCGTCCTATTTACATCGTCAAAATACCCTGCACAGTCCGTCGAGAAGCTGTCCGTCACCACCACATTCCTGGACGGGGACATCATCAGCTCTATACGGTTGGCCCTGCACCTCCTCTTCACGTGCGCAACAAACTGCCTAAACTCAGGAGGTACTTCAAACTTCATACGCAAATTTAGGTCTTTAGGCTGGACATTCTCTGGTCCGAAACCCTGATCCTGTTCCCGTTAAAGAATAGGTTTGGGTCGAACCAGAACTCTATCGAAGACCCCAGCTTCCGGGACAGTATCCTCTTGTCCAGCAGCTCTATTATGTTGTTGTAAAACGTCTTCTCAGCCATGCCGCAGGCGACACATACGTCCGGTGCGTTCAGTATAACAGTCTCGCTTAGTGGCCGTACCACACTCATGGCATATATTATGATCCTAAGTGAGGGGTGTGACAACCCCATCAGTATGCCCACGCTGTTTTGAAACAACTTGGCGTACACCAGTCCGTCATGTAGCATGCTCTTGTTCTGGCTAACCTTCTTCATGGTATAGTACTGCCCAGTCTCCGGGTCTATCGTCAGCGTCTCGTCTGTCTTGGTGGTAAACATCCTCTCCACTATTCCGTTGATCTTGTACGGATTATTTAGGTACTCTTCGTGCTTCTTGTTCATACCCAAATGTACCTCTTTTTTACCTATCTGGGGATTTCATTCCCCCATTAGGGAATGCTAGTATTGATTGTCAGTTAGTTATGGGGTTTCCTTCTTATATATATTAAGAGGGATAATTAGTCATTCATTCATGCATTCCCTTATGATTTGCATGCATGAAATTATGTGAGATGTGTGGTCGCTGGAGATATAAAATTATGAGGACTCTAGTCGCTGGAGGGACTATATATGCGTGGGAGCGGACGCCCACCCTGGCAAAGTCACTTTCCTATACCGAGTACCCCACATGTGCAAAGTTAATGGTCCAACGTCAATGTTCCAACATCAATGTTGCAACTGCTAAATTGTTTAGTAGGATTGCTAACTATTTTAGTATGCTTTGCTAAGATCTTTAGTATGTTAAGAAACTCACAATGCCTTGTTAATCAATCGTTAATGTAGGTGTTCCACGTGGAACATTGTTAAAGGGATGTTAAACTAGGGGATAACCCCATTGTCATCTCCCTATTTTTTCATATGCGCATTGTCCCCATCCTCCGCAACATTATTGCTCTTTATTGTATGCTATCCGTATAAGGTTAAAGTTGTTAACTTGGTGTTAAAGCATTGGATTTCACAGGACTTTAACATATCACTGCGATTCAATCTAAATCGATTTAGAAGACGATTTTAGGCCCTATTACCCACAAACCATACAAACACCTTACCCATGTCGAGATAATCGAAATTTGGGGAAATTTGGTTTTCTTTAACATATTTTTTAACGTTTCTATAACACAGTTTTCCCTTACACGTACGCGTACACGTATGCGCGCATGTGCGTCGCGCGGTTCAATTGGTGGTGGGATTAGGCCTATAGATCTATGCAAAAATCGTTTAACAAAGTTTTAACAACTTAATGTTTGCTAATCTGCAAAGGGGTTGTATGTTTGCATTGTCAACGGGGATGACGATAACTAGCCCCGAAGTTCTTTCACTGTTTGTCTCTCACTTATCCGGCGCAGCCCACCCTCACCTAGGTGACTAAGTGGCTTACTACCGGAGCGGAAATGAGACGGGAATGCGAAACTACCGGATACACCGGATGTCAGTAGCACTAGAGATTCCCTATAGAACGCCGAAAGGACTACAAGTTCAACATCTTTAAAATGTTAAGCGCTCTACCTACCGGAGCGGTAAAAATGGGATAGGCTAAGTAGTAAGCAAAGAGCCGCATAGCTTACGATGACCTTTAGCAACGAACAGATGTCGGGACTCCGGCTTGAAGTGATGGGTATCTATCACGTTCTTGTCTCCCGTTTCTTTGTAAATGTCTGCAGGTATTCCTCCTGCACTGACGATGGCGACAGGTAACGCCGAAACATTTTAAACACAACAACATGAAAGTTCTAGCAACAATCTTCGCAGTGTTATTCCTTTTCGCATTCGCATGTACTATCTGCTTCCTGTTTCACATTGGTGGAACGGAATCCACATCCAATCTCATGTATGATAGATTCGCAGCAGTTTCCTTCCTTGAAGCATGCGCATTCTTCTACATCTACCTCAAACTGAACAACAAAATTTCAACCAAATAAACCAAACACAATGAGCACAATTAACGCAATTCAACTGAAATGTCTTTTGCTAGATTCAATCCTCCATGCTAGAAACGGGATGCACTTAACCCGTCACTATGGTGGAATGAAGAAAACATTCTGCCAAATGGTAGGAATCAGCCCTAGGACAACATCCAAGAAACTGATTGAGGTAATACGTGACGTCTACATCAACAATGGGATGGAGGCAGAATTCACCAAGACAATTGAGAAATTCCAATAGCCAACTGAACTGAGAGCAATGTGCGTAGATGGAGCGATACCATCCTCAGTTCCTCATTCTAAAAATACATAACATGAAAAAGTTTAACGGCGCAATCTTGTTCGAAGGTCCATCCTCCTATGATGGGCAGAACATCGTAGTAATCATGACGGGCTTGGCATCGGCATCAACCAATAGCAAGACCGGAGACATGATTCAGACATACATCCTCCTCCAAGACGTCAACCCAATCGAGGCAGTGAAGACCGGAGATGACGTGAGCATATGTGGTGACTGCAAACATAGGCCGTCACTATCCAAGGAGACCGGTGAGGCAAGGTGCTACGTGAATGTTGGCCAAGGCGCTACCATGGTTTGGAAGGCATACAAGAGAGGGAACTATCCAAGGATATCCCTAGAGACGGCTAAGACCTTTGTGAGGGGACGCAATGTCCGGTTTGGCACATATGGTGACCCATGTGTAGCTCCGATCGAAATCTTCCAAGCATTGGCTGAGACATGCAAGGGACGTACGGGTTACACCCATCGTTGGATGGACAAAGATTTCAATCCCGAATGGAAGGCCTTGGTGATGGCTAGTGTAGACAATGTGTTCGAGAAGCTAGTAGCTGACGACATGGGCATGAGGTACTTCCGCGTAGAGATAGGGACGCAAACACCACTGCAAGGTGAGGTGAGGTGTCCGGCTAGCAAAGAAGGTGGATACAAGACCACGTGTACCAATTGTAGACTGTGCAGTGGTAACACCATCAAGGCTAAGAGCATAGTGATATCTGACCATGGCCTTGGTCACAAGTCAAGAGCAAAAGCATTACAAACAATCTAAACATATCAACATGACAGCAGTACAATGGCTAGTTAAGGAACTTGGTCTTGAGATGTCTGAGGTAGTAGAGACGGCCTTGGGGATTGAGCAGAATAACATAGAATATTCATTCCAAAGTGGCGAATGGAATGAGAATGCTTACCAACATACGGGACGCCGGATTTTCAAGGATAACGAGGAATATTATACCAAAATTTTTAAAAATAAATAACATGAGACAAAGGAAACAAATGCCGGTCCGCTCGAAGTTCAAGCCGACTGAAGCCAAGGTAGAAACCACCAAGCAATCCATCGTACGAAAGTACATGGACTTGTTTGGGTGCGACGTCAAGACTGCGCACAACATGTATCGTGATTTCATCTTCAAAACACAAATGACTAAACCGGAACTATATGTCACAATCTGATAAAAGAAACCTGCTCATCGTCATCGTATTGATGGCACTTGGATTATGCTTAAAATTCTAGCACATGATATACCAATCTGAAACAATCGACAACACCTACCTATCCTTGGAAATCAAGGATGGGCATGGTGTACTTTACGAGACCTATCAAAGGGACGAGGTGTTTGATGCCTCGCATGTCGCTGACATCTACGTCTCAGATGATAGTCAACTAGCAGAATACGATGCCGACCTTGATTGGTGGCAACAAGATTTTCTCAAAGGATTATTCACTAACATCAAAAAAATATGAAACAATTCGCAGTGATTCTATCGGCTTATGGCAGTATCGTAGCAATCAATCTCCTAGCTTGGGGATTGCTTTAATCAAACCGGACTGATAGCAGTGAGCGGAGGTGGTTCGTTACCATCCTCAGTCCCTAATCAAAATAAATCGACATGAAAGACAATTATCAATTTGAAATGTATTCAAAAGCCGGTGAATTGGCTTGTAGGAACGGGGTAAAGAAAATCTACAAAAAGATTGAGGGTGCAAAGCGGATTACGCAGTATGAGATTGAGTGCTTTGTTATCGACAATGTGATGGCTAGTATAAAAAAGAAGCATGGAGAGGTGTGGGATACTGAACCATATTGGCACATTCGCAATCTTACCAATAAAAAGTTAAATGAGGTCGGGTATGGTTTCACTATTTAATAATCAAAATCAAATCAACATGGAAAAATTTACTTTCACTATGACGCGTGTGTATCAGACAGTCATAGAAATCGAGGCATCCAATTATGACGATGCACTAAAGCAATTTGAAGAGGGCGATAGGTATGCAATGGAGCTAGAGCAATGTAACGTGACCAATGTGAGCATGTATTGTGAAGGTCCAAAGGTTGCTAGACGATGCTCAGTAACCGGAGAGGGAATGAATGAGGGGTGGGTATTCGGAGACGGGGAAGAATATGCAAAGTACGAGAGCGGTGCGATTACATTGGCAAAGGAATACGGGTATGAATCCTTGGATGATGCATTTAATGGTGACGTTTGCTATTGGACGACATGGGAGGATGAAGATGACTACCAATACCAAATAATTAACGGGACATTGATAGACATTAGCTACTAAACTTTTACGATTATTACTAAACTATTACTAAAACAAAACAAAATGAGTTACAAAATTACATGCAACGGCATCGACGTTAACGACATCGATTGGGAAATTGAATTCAAATTAAACAAGGTCAATCCAGTGAATCGCATTACCTTGCCGAAGAGTCAGACGGAAATCATCAAGAAGGCACTGTTGTTCTACATCGAGACGTCAAGGAGGTTAAATTCAGTGCCTACTGACACTGAGGCCTATGAGTTATATGATGCAAGGCAACTAATGGGCATGATGGACTACCTAATCAGCATAGAGATAACCGAGTCTGAAAAAGAAAACTTCACCGGTAAGTATGGCATCGACTTCCCCACATACATATAAACAAAAACCACTAACAAAATAAAAACAAAACAACATGAATAATTTCGCAGACAACATCTTGACATCAGCATTCTCCGGACTTACACTCTCTGACCCTGCAAACGCCGAAAGGGTGGCAACCATGCTCGACCAATTCGGTCTGAGGTGGAACGTATCCAAACAGCAAATGCATCTGCCTGACGGCACTGCAACAAAGTTCCAAGCCATTGTCAGGGAGGACAACAACGACGTCTTCACCACATGCAAGGACGGGTACGTCCCATATCAGAACTCTGAACTTGCAGAGCTCTTGCTTAGGGTGTCTGAGAAGACCGGATACAGCATCCACTCCGGTGGCATGTTCAACGGAGGTGGCAAGGTCTACCTTCAGCTCAACACTGGCAATGAGATTAACGGCATCGGGAAGAACAAGACATCCGTCAAGGGATTCATCACCGGCATCAATGGTCACGATGGCACTACGTCACTGAAGTGGGGCGCTGTCAACTTCACAATCTGCTGCAGCAACACCTTCGCATCTGCTAGGGGAAAGTTGAGCAACTCTGCACGTCACACTGCATCCATCCACGATAGGGTGGAGAGGTCACTGAGGGAAATCGAGAGCGTAACCATGGCCGAGAAGACGATCTTTGATCAGTTCATAAGACTGTCAGAGGTTCAGGTCACCTCGAAGAACATTGCGTCCATCGTCAAGAGCGTGACGGGTGTTGACGTCAGCGTTCCAAGGTCAAAGGCTGAGGAAATCTACAGCGCGTATGCGGTCAATAGGTCCGGTGAACTTCTCTCCTCAATCGCCAAGGAAATCGAGCAGAAGGGCGAGACATTGTGGGGATTGTTCTCCGGCATCACGCACTACACGTCACACGTCATGCCTACACCGAATAGGGAGAACGCTAGGCTTGAGTCTAAGTACGTCGGGGGGGGTGCTGACATCGACAACAACTCATTCGAGTCCATCCTTAAGTTCTAGGTAAATGGGGGAGGGTTATTCCTCCCCTAACTTTTAACAAATAAAAATCAATCGCCATGGGATATTCATTCTTTCTTTTTACTAAATTACACGACGTCATTCTAGGGGTCAGCGAAGAGCCGTATGACCTGCAGTATGATGACATGGTTGACATGTATGACGTATACAATGCGTCAGAATTCAATCGTTCTGATTATGACGAGTATAGGTGCATGCTAAACTTTCTTAACGACATAAAAATTAAACAATCATGAACCACTACAGCAGACAAGAACTAATCACTGCAATCCTTACCTATTGTGGCAAGGAGACCGACAACAAGGATGACATCTTAGCACTTGCGGTAACTGAAGACAAAGACCTTTATCGGTACGTCGTCAATGCATCTGAGGTGCAAGACATTTCGGTAGCTAAATTCATCAAAAAATACTACAACTATGAGGTATATAGTAGCCTATACTTTAAAGCATAACGACATCCCTGACACCTTCAGGGACGAGTACATGGTGTTCGACGATGACGAGGACTCAAGCGGTGACTCACTGCCTCACGCGTCTAAGTACTATGACTACGTATTGTCTGAGAAGGACATCGAAGGGTGGCACGTTTGGACAGCCAGTATTTCCACAATCATCAAGTCTACGTATTAATCAATCATAAAAACCAAATCAAATGCAAACACGAAACGGAATCAAGGTAACCAAGTTACAAAAGTTAGGAGACAGCTATGTTGGACTTGTCAACGGCAAACTGCTCACATGGGACAAGGAAGGTCGCAGGTCGTCCAAGAACAGGTCTAAGCTAGACCTATCCATCGAGACTGAGAAGACCAAGGTTTTCTACGTCAACGTGGTGGACTACAACGGCACCATACGGATATCTAGGGAGCAGTTCAAGACCTACGACGAGGCCGTCAGTAAGTCAAATGCAAACCGAGTCAAGACAGTCAAAATCGACCTAGCTTGAGTACGCTACACAAATGGATGGCCATCTATTGGGGTGGCCTCCTTCTTTTCATCATCATTCAACAAATTAAATATCGCAGACAATGAAAGTTTATATCGTCAACACCACACTACTTACGGAAGAAGAGAAGGACCTATACATCCCAAAGGTATCTGACCAAGACTTCATAGACATCGCCCGTAGATCAGGCGACGTGTACACCGAGAGGGGGTTTGAGAATGCATACAACCAAGACCCCTTGTTCGACTTCGTGAACTCTTACATCAGATTCATTGAAGATTAATTTGCTTGCAAACAATCAATTGTTTAACTTTACACTCACAATCATGGACAACATACTACTCCAATCACTGCGCAGAAACGAGGAGCACCTCACCCTAGCCATAGGTCAACTTGGTAGCTACGAGTCACTTGTAAACTACCTCATCGACTCTATACGTGGCAGGACGGCATCAACTCCTGAGCAGGTAGCTGACTACGTCGAGCAGAGGCAGAACGAGTTAGTAAACGAGCAGTACACAATATTATTTAACCGTAAAAGAGAATCAACATGTACAAAGTAATTGGACAATTTAGCCCCAACATCGAACTTACAAACGTGACAGAGCCACACAGGTTTGACAAGGAGTTTGAGCTACACACCGACGCTCTGAACTACTACTCCACCACCCTTGCTGACATGGGAGAGAACATATCCGACATAGGTGGCGAGTTTGTCATCACGCTGATAGGGTCTTCAACCGGAGAGGAGCGCATACTTAAGCGCCACGTGTTGTCCACCACAATCTTGGTCATATGACCGGGATGGATAGGCTACGCATAGCCGTCAATGTACTGTCTGAGCTAGACCAGTTCAAGGACACTACATTTGTGGCAGAGCTACCATGGAAGTCAATACCGGAGGCATACGTCTTCCGGTATTCCATAATTACTAACGGGAACAAGGTGTCGGTATACTGCTTAGAATCAACAACGATTGTGGAGGTTACAAACATTGGGATATTCCAAACAACATAAAAATGAATCCATACGTGATACCAGGTTTAAAGGGAGTTAAAGTACCGGCAAAATATTTTGCGATGTCGTACAAGATCAAGTCGGAAGATGTTATGGATGCCGTGTGCGAGACATACTGCGTCAACATAGAGCAGATAAGGAGCAAGAGCAGGCAGAGGAAGATTGTTGAGGCAAGGCACGTTATATCTTGGGTGCTTGTCAGGAAGATGGGTATGACGCTGGCTGAGGTAGGGAAGACCTTCCTTGGAGGCAGAGACCACACTACAGTCATCAACTCCCTCAATCGATTCAACGACATATACGACACTGAAGAGGAATTTAAAACAAAGGCAGACGAACTAATTGAAAAACTAATGACATGGAAAAACGAAAAAGAATTACCAATTTTATAGCAAAGGAGTTTAATGTGGAGGAGGACTTCCTAAGCAACAAGAGCAGGTCAAGGGCGTACGTGTATCCAAAGAAGGTGCTGATGCACATACTGTACAACGTGGAGTTGATGTCTATGCACGACGTTGCAATGCATTGTGGATACAAGAACCACACCACTGCGCTGTTTCACATGAGGGATATCGGCCCTCTATGCCGTCAGTTTGATTCTTTTAATTACCAATTCAATAAGATTTTCAATGAGGCAAAAAGGATATACACGTCTGAAGGCGATGGCGCAGTTCTTTCTACTGCTGATTAAGTTTGTGTACTTCATAATCACGTTTGTAATTGTATTCATACCGCTATACATATCACTACAATTTATAAAATTCAAGAATGACTGAGGGGCAACAAGAATCAATCTACCTTGTGTACGTGAACGTGTGCAATGCTCTGATCTATGCCGACGACATGCTCATAGACGACACGCTGTCTAAGTCTGCAAAGGATGTGATGCGCGTGATACGTGACCGACTCAAGTGGATAAAGACAAACATGGACATCAAGGCAGAGCAGGACGTCTCCAAGACGGTAGACACCCTTAGGTATGACGGAGTGCTGAGGCTTCTATCCTCAATGCCTGAGCAGTACCAAGGAGAGTTAGAGGACTTAATTGTTAACTACTTAAAATCAATAGAAAATGTTTAGTACAAAGTTTGTAAGGCTACCGATAAGGGTGCACAACAAGGATCAGAACGAGTTACTTGGAACTGAGATGGAGGTAGAGACCTACGAGATGGTTAACCCGTTCACTATAGCCTCCTACAGGCCGTCAGTAGAACCTGAAGGGTGGACCTACGTCTCATTCAGAGACGGGTCTGGAATGATGGTGTACATGGACATAAAAGACTTTGAGTCGATGATGGATAACCACCCAATCTACAAGCAATGAGGACATCAATGCAACTTCTCTTGGAAGAAATTGATAACATCAAAAAGATAATTAAGCCTGAGGATGGGTTTTTGGTTTGGGCATATGTAGCCCTCATCGAGGATCATGCCAAGAATCTACTAGACCTCAACAAGAAGGAGATATCTGACGCATGGGACGACGGACAGGGTAACATACCACATTTCAGTGCACACTCATCAGATGATTACGCAGACGCAATCGAATACATTAAACACATATTCCCAACACTATGACACTTAAAAAGATCAAGGACGCAATTTTAAACACGCCACTACTTTCAAAGGTGGGACCCGTATACTGCCACACATCTCTAACCGTAGAGGATAGGGACAGATACATAGAAGAACTATTTATAGAGCAGAGGAAGATACTGGCCTCTAAGGGTAGCGACTACGCAGGCGCTGACCTTCTTTCTAACTTCCGCCTCGCAGGCATGATAGTCAACCAAACGTCTGACCATCCAGACGCAATCAATTGCTTGAATCTTATCGGCACTAAGGTAGCTAGGCTTGGTCAACTGCTTAATTCAGGAAAGAATGCTCACAATGAGTCCGTACAGGATAGCGTCATTGACCTGGCCAATTACAGTGCACTACTTTACCTCATCTTAAAAATGGAGAAATGACAATACTACACCTGTCAGACACGCACTCCCTACATCACCAACTTCCTGCGCACATTTTTGACGGCATCGACATGGTCATCCACTCTGGTGACTGTTCTAACTGGAGAGACACTGCACGTAACTCACACGAGGTCTTTGACTTCCTTGAATGGTACATGGCCGTCCCAGTAGAGCACAAGTTATACGTTGCTGGAAACCACGACACCAGTATCGAGAAGAGGCTGATAACTAAGGAAAACTTTGCAGATCGGGGTATCATCTACCTTGAACACGAGGAGGTCACCATTAACGGATTTAAAATATTCGGATCTCCTTACACACCAACATTTGGAGAGTGGTCGTTCATGAAGTCTAGACAAACCATCAACCGTGTATGGGATGCCATGCCGACCGATATCAACATACTAGTCACACACGGGCCTGCGAAGGGCGTGAGGGACCTGACCGAGGAAAGGGATGGAGAACTTAAGCAGTGCGGAGACAGCTCATTAATGAAGTGGATATTCAAGCACAGGCCCAAGGCGCATCTGTTCGGTCACATCCACGACATGGACGGAATACACAATCAAGGCATCGCAAGGTTCAGTAAGATTGAAACCATCTTCTCAAATGGCGCCTGTGTAACAGATGGTAGGTTTGACCTTGGGTTGACATCTCACGGGAACATCATAACAATTGACATATGAGACAAGATGAAAAAGCCATATTCAAATACAACGGAGGACTTGGTGCACTACTGTGCTCTAAGTGTAGAGTCATCATCAAGACTGGTAAAGACTTCACTGAAGAAGAGATAAAAGCTATTAAAGGAAAGATTGACATGCCTCCACAATATTGTGATAAATGTAAAATATAAACTATGGCACAACAAACAGCAGTTGAATGGTTAGTTGAACAACTTAAAAGTAAAGGTCATGCATTAATAACAAGTGAAGGTGTATTTATAAATGTTCCAGATGACTTATTTTTAGAGGCAAAAGCAATGGAGAAGGAGCAGATAAAATTTGCATATAATGATGGAGCGGATGCCATAGTTGCAAATAAGTATAAAGCAATGGAGGATTACTATAACGAATTATATCAATCAAGTCAGGATAAAACTGATAAATAACCTATGAAACTAAATTCAAACATTCCAAGCTTTAAGGCTTTAGTAAAGAAGTCGTACTTCACCAAGAACACTGAAGACGAGAACGAGTACTTCAACGTGTATGTGTTCGGCATCCAGTCATGTGGAGGCAAAATACTTACCTTTCACGTTCTTACTGATTCCGGTATGCTAAGGAGCAGGGTCCCCATATCTGAGATATACACCAAGATCCCTACAGGTGACATACCGTTCAACTATAAGCAATTGTGGGACTGTTTCAGCGAGAATGTGTCCGTTGTTGAGTATGACTTATTAGCCTACCACAGGGCAGAGGTTGTGCTAAGGGATGGTACTAAGGTTTGGGCAACCTACATGTTGACTGTTGATTGGTTTAACAATCCATACAGCGACGAGCCGTCTGACTACAAGTGTGGTCACTTAATGCAGGCTGATGACGGCTACCTGTTATGTATGCCAAACAATAGGATATTCTGGAAGGACTCAAACTTTGTGACCAAGAAACTCCCGGACGATCTGAAACAGTTTAAGGTTGACGACGAACTACTGTCCGTTGAGAATCAGTCAGACAGGTGGGTGGCAGAGGATGGCAATTCATTTTATTACGACATCATAGAAAACAAATAATATGGCAACAGCAACACTAACATTCGATCTTACAGACTCAGACGACAGGGACGAGCACGCCAGGTGCGTAAAGTCCCTAGACATGGCAAAGGTGATATGGCACTTCATGTACAACACCAAGAAGGGTATCAAGTACAGCATAGAGGCAGAGCAACAGAAAGACCCATCGTTTGACTGCTACGACGCGGTGGACATGGTGTTCTCAAAGTTCTACGAGATGTTACAGGAGGAGTCAATATCAATAGATGACCTATACAACTAAACAACATGGACAAGAGAGAATTCATTGCGCAGTTTAACCCAGACGCGATCATGTGGGACGACCTGGACGACGCTATTGTAGGCCTCACAACCAATGGGGTGGTGGTGTACGACGTCAACAAGATACAGGAGGTACTGTACGCTGGATGGAAGAAAGACCCTACAGACGACGTAACAATGGACGACGTGATAGACTACGTTGAGTTCAACATCCTGTGCGCATACGTAGGTGAGTTCACTCCAGTACACATAACGTCAATACCATGAAGAAGTGTCCACGTTGCTCAAAGACGAAGCCACTGCAGGAGTTCCCCATAGACAGGGTGACTACCGATGGCCGTGGATACAACTGCAAGGAATGTAAACGTAAGCAATCCAAGGAGTTATCCGACGAGAGGAGGAGAGAGAAGGAACTGTACGGACTGTATTGAAAATATTTTTGGTGGTATCCAAACTATTTATATCTTTGCACTGTCAGTCCGATTAGATAGGGGGAGTATTTATTCGGGTTTGATTTAAGCAACCCGCTTTTATTAGACCCATACAGCTCCCCCCTGTGTGGGTTTTTTTGTGCAACTGACTAGCAAGTAGTCGTCTACCACTCTAAGTTCTGAGGATAAGGAATATGAATACTTAGCCTTGCAAAAGACTCCTAAGTATACTCTGTTAAATGGTTAGAAGGATGTAACTTTTTCCCTAACCAGCCTACCTTAGTCGATGACTCATGTGACGGAATAGGTGCAGGGGTTGTTTCCTTAATGGGGGAAGGGGGCAACTTCTGTTCTGACCACCTAGTCTCTGATCTATGTTCGGGAATAGTTATATTCCTGTCAGGTCGCAACATTTAGTTCTTTGGTATATAAGTTATGAATACATAAAAACAAAAAAGTTTAAGCATGATAGGAATAAAAGAAGTAACAGGACAGATACGAGAAGTCTACGACATGATGATGCAGAAGACTACACCATCACTAAAGAGGAGACTAGAACACCTAAACCTGATCAAGATGTACCTAGAGTCTTCCCCGTCAGAAGAATTTGTTAGGAAGCAACACAGCGACGTATCCCTAAGGATATCCAAGCTGTTAGACTACGGACCAAAGATAGACAACTACAGGTCTATAGACGGCCACAAGTCTGCAATGGACAAGTACGAGAAGGAGAACAACATGAAGCATTTGTACAAACAAAAAGAGTCACTAGAATACATACTAAATATACAAAAATGAAGAATCTACTCAAGGCGTTAGCAGGATTCCACGCCACCTGCGGACCAGTAATCAAGACGTCTGACAATCCGTTCTTTAAGTCACGCTACGCCAGCCTAGAGGCTATACAGGAGCACGTAAGGAAGCCACTACAACTTAACGGACTTGTTGTCACACAAACAAACAAGGTTTCTGATGGACAGGCGATTGTGGTGTCCACCGTTTGGCACGTAGAGAGTGGGGAGAGTCTATACTCTGAGTTCCCTGTGGTTGTAGGTAAGCACACTGCACAGGACTACGGATCAGCCGTAACATATGCGAAGAGGTACAGCCTTACCGGCCTACTAAACCTTACCATCTCTGACGAGGACGATGACGGCAACAAGGCGACATCCAGTGTAGCTAGTGTAGCAAGTGTAGCAAATAAAAACACTTCTAACGGGCCTGATCTTCCTTGGCTGAACGAGAACTCTCCGGAGTGGTCAAAGGTGGTAGAGTCGTTGAAGAGTGGTTACACAATTGCAGACGTAAGGAAGAAGTTTAAGGTCAGCAAGGCTATCGAGACCAAGCTGATGTCAAATAATTAACACCCTGTTAGTCTCATAAACCTTGTACCCACGCACTTGGGTTGGGAAAGACATAGTTGGCCTGCGCATCCGGACGAAACGGGGGATTGTCTAAATATACGGATAAGGCCGACAGGTGGGAGGCTACTGCCAGAGTGTAGCAAAATAGAACAGTGGCGGAAGGATAGGGGTGTCCCCTGTCGTGGTAGACGCGAGATGTTGGCGCATCTGTGAAACTGCTTATCATTCTTAAGTCTTGTCTAGATGTCAAGATGAATGATTCACGTGCATGTTCGAATCATGCCTGTTCTACGCTCTGTGCTGCATTAACGTACAGAAGGTTGTCAACTTCCTTGCACAATAGTTGATTTAGTCAGGTGGCTGTAACTGGTAACAGCGATGCTTTATTGCATAGAAATGTGTGTTCAAGTCACACCTTGACTGCGAGGCCAAAGTAACTTAAAGAGAGGGCCAAATGGAGAATCTGTACAACTTATCTAGGTTACGTACAGTGCGACCGCCGGTAAAGATCTCAGCAAGTGACATACGGGGAGAGACCCGACCAAGTAGGGTAGCTTAATTGGAAAAGCGGTTGCGATAGTTTCCGTTGTTGGTTCGAATCCAACCTCTACTTCTCACTTTAAAAACCAAACAATGAACGAAGAATTAACGGCAAAGACTGACTTTGTCCCACAGCCTTGGGGAGTACAATTCACTTGGAAAGACAAGTCGGTTAAGGTTACCCTTAAAAACGGAGAAGACTTGATTAAGGTTGCCGAGATGATTTCTGGCCTGCTAACGGCAAGCGGAATAGAAAACACCTTAGAAGACATTAGCCACTAGCCCGGGCATTTGGCTGATTATAAACTTTTATATTTTGCCAAAACCAAACAATCAATTGTTCTAAAATCAAACAAAATGAAGATTATCATCGACTCCTACAACGCAGGCTACGAGGATGCCAAGTGTAACCACATCAACGACTCGCTAAACTTTGCTCAAATGTACCTGTACTCAAAGGGTATAGAGCACTACCCAGTACTATTGACGGATAGGAGGGGGATGAAGATCACCAGCCTTGAGTGGCTTGGCCACAAGATTGACAAGTACAAGGTAATAGACGCGTTTAATGAGGAGATTAATGGTAGGAACACACCTCCAACCCATAGAGAGATAATAGACCTGGTCATAGAAATCATAGAGGAACAGCAAGGCGCTGAGGAGTGACCACCAAAACCACCAAAAACACTTTTGCAACCACCAAAATAATTCCGTAATGGGAATTGTACGGAAAAAAGCCGTACACTTTTGATACCTTAATAACAAGTTATGATTACAATTGACACGCTTATCGAGAGGCCTCTTAGCTTCAGCTCCATCAAGGAGTTTCAGAAGTCACCACAGCACTACCTGAACTACATCAACAAGCAGAGGACTCCTCCAACGGATGCAATGAAGCTTGGTTCTATGGTTCACTGCATGATGCTGACACCAGACCTGTTCAACAAACAGTTTGTGGTTGCCCCGGAGATAAACAAGCGCACCAACGCTGGAAAGGAGGAGTGGGCTACATTCTGTAGTCAACACGCCGACAAGACCGTTGTAGGCAACGAAGACTTCGAGCACGCACGCAGGCTGGCAGGAAACGCCATGAGCAACGACAACATCTCAATGTTGATCAAGGGGTGCTACGACTTCGAGCACGAGTGGAGGGCAGACATTGACGGCCTTCCGTACAGGGGATTCTATGACGGGGTTGCAGACGACTACATCGTAGAGATCAAGACAACATCTGACGGACATCCAAGGAGCGTGATGAGCGACTTCGTCAGGCGCAAGTACCACATACAGGCAGGACTATACGGAATGATCAGCCAGAAGACGGTCATTTACGTAATCGTTGAGACGTCTGAGCCGTACCTTTCGTACTGCGCACCTACTGACTATAGGTACACAGAGCTTGGTGTCAGCGAGCTGGATAAACTAAATTCGCAATTCGCGAAATGCCTTGAGTCTGGCGACTTCTCCGGTGGCTACGACCATGCAGGTGAGGTGGTAATATCACTTCCTTGGCATGTGGAAAACTAATCTTGCACATAAGCAAACATGTTGTAGTTTTGCAATGTGTTTTGGTTGAAACACCGGGGGCAGGTACGCTTAAATATCCTGCTCCCACTTTTTTAACATGAGCAGATACGACTACATATACATTTCTAAGGACCTGTTCAAGGGTGTCGCTGGTCTAAACGACGACGACATAATTGACATAGAAGGCCTTGAGTTCCAGACCAAAGACCTGGAGCGTGAGTTTCTTGAGTACTTCATCGACTCTGAAAGGCAACTGTACTACGAGGACTTCTACTACGAGTTGGTAGACTCTACGGATGGACTGTTTAGTAAGAATTTGAGGAAGGTGGAGATAGGGACAAAGAAGGACAACTTCACAGGCATTGTAATGTTTTATGGCAAGCCGTATGAGCAGATGTACACATTTCAAGCAAAGATTACAAATGGTGAGCTTAAGTACATTAGGCTCATATCAATAACATAACGCATGAGCAGAGGAATTACCAAACCAAAACTAAGGAATAGCTACCCTCAGGTGGCTGACGTACTTGAAAAGATTGAGCAGGCTCACAAGAAGCGCCACTACTGGTTCTTTGCAAACTACGACGGGAAGTACAATACCCCTGCAGGTGGCAAGAGGACCGTATCATTCGGCGCAATCATTGACGTCCTGAACGAGAACGGCTTCGACGTGGAGATCACGGCCAAGCCTAACCCTAACAAGAGGCAACTCTGGGAGAAACTCATCAATCCATAGTGTAACATAAGCAAACCCCCCGTTGGATTTCTATCCGATGGGTTTATTTTTAAACCAATCAAATATCAATAATCATGGAAAAGAAAAAGTCAGAATTCGGCATCTGGGCAAAGCAAGTAAAAATGAAGACAGGAGAGACCACACAGGTTTTAAACTTCTCCGTAAACGGCGTGAGGTACAACGCGTGGCCCAACAAGTACAAGAGCAGTGAAAAGTCTCCAGACTTCAACGTCTACATCGACACGTATGTGAAGCCTGAGGCTGCGCCAAACCCTAACTACCAGGGCAAGACAACCAACACACCGCTGTCAGACAACAGGACATTCTCTCCAGGCAGTCACAATACGTCAGAGGACAGTTTGCCTTTTTAGTCCGTTCTAACACACGTTATAACAATTTAAAACCGTTTGCTTATGGTTACCATGTTTTCGGACATCACGTCCGTGTCGGACCCACGACCAGTAAGGTTGACGGATGTTCTAGACGCAATCAGAACAGGAAGATACAGAGACAAAGTAGAGTTAATCCGTACAGAAGAAAACGAAGATGAACGCAGGAGGCTTAAGAGTAAGCTTCCTTGCGTGCTCTTCTGTGGAGAGTTTACTAACGGTGTTGAGAAGGAGAGGGACGGAAAGAAGTACGTATCATACAGGGACGACAGGTCTCTGAAGAAGCACTCCGGTTTTGTCCCTATCGACATCGACAAGGTCCACAGCATAGAGTACAAGATGGAAGAGTTGAAAAAACTCCCATACGTTTACGCACTTTGGGTTTCCTCATCAGGAAACGGCATCCATGGACTGATCAAGATAGGAGACCCGAACAGGCACTCAGAACACTACCGCGCACTGCTTGATAAGATACCTGAGCTTGACTCCACTGCACAAAATCCTAGCAGGGTCCTGTACGTATCATACGACCCAGACATCTACGTCAACGAGAACTGCGACACGTTCTACGACATCATCAGCGAGAAGAAGCGAGAGGTTGTCTACAAGACTGGAGACGGCTCTACCGACTACAAGAAGATAGACATCGCCGTTAGGATGATACGGAACGCACAGGATGGAGAGAAGCACCACGTGCTAAACAAGGCTGCGTTCCTCATGGGTGGATTCGTTGCCACCAAGACTGTCGAGTACGACATGGCATTCAACATCCTAAGGCACGAGATATCCAAGAAGGACATCAGGGACTTGAAGCATGCAGAGAAGACAATCTCTGACGCACTTACAAGCGGTATGGCAATGCCAGCTGCAGACATGGAGGTTGAGTACAAGAGTGCCGTAGAGCTTGTTGGTGTAGAGAGTGAAGACCTTTCATTCCTTACGGACAACAAGAAGGACGAGGACTACATCCACAAGTTTAGGCTTGGTCTGATACCTCAAGGACTTGAGTTTGGACACGAGTACCTTGACAACCACCTACGATTGAAGGAGGGAGAGTTCTACGCAGTCCTGGGACATTCTCACATAGGAAAGTCTACGCTCACGCTGTGGCTTCTGTTCCTAGCAGCAATCAAGCACGACTGGAACTGGATGGTGTACTGCGGAGAGAACAGTTCTGCTTCCGTCAAGATCAAGTTGATGCAGTTCTTCATGGGAAAGAGGATACAGTTATTCAACGAGGTGGAGCACAAGATGGCGCTCAAGTTTGTAGACGAGCACTTCTTCCTGCTGTCCTCTAACTACATCTACTCCTACAAGGACATCCTAGACCATGCCGTAAAGTTGATGGAGTACAAGTCTCTGAAGGGAATCTTCATTGACCCGTACAACTCCCTTAAGATGGAGCTTGTTGGCAACGCAAGCAAGTACACGTACGACTACGAGGCGTACAGTGCAATGCTCACGTTCACCAAGAAGTACAACACAAGCCTGTTCCTATCCGTCCACACCACTACTGCTGCACAGCGTGAGAAGGACAAGGACGGAAACCAGGTAATGCCACACGCAACAGATGCCGAGGGTGGAAGTGCGTTGTACAACAGGTGTGACAACTTCGTTACAATCCACAGGAAGATCAAGGACAACAACGAGTTCATGTTCACGCACGTGTCAATTGACAAGGTTAGGAACGACGACACAGGTGGGAGGCCTACGCCAAGGAGTGAGCCAGTCATCCTTAGGATGAGCGACAAGGTTGAGTTCCTTGACGAGAGCGGAGTGAGCCCAATTGTTAGAGACTATTACCTTTTAAAATACGAGTACAAGATATGAGTGGATATGATTTCATCATCGAGGATAGAGTTCCAGTGGTAGTTTATGATGTATCAATAGTGGACTTGGAAGAGAGAAAGAAGAAGGCAAAGTCTTACGAAACCATGAAGAAGACGTGTCAGATACTACAGGTGTCTCACAAGACTCTTCAATTAGCTATAAAGAAAAGGGGTAGGGTTTACTCCCCTGCACTACAAAAAGAAGTGGCAGTTAGATATAAAAAACAATCAACATGAGACAAGTATTCACAGACCAGGCGCTACAGAGCGCATTCGAGAAGACAGTGCAACAGTATGAACTTTTTAGGGTAGTAGTCGCAAAGAAGGTTGACTGCTCAAACCCTGCAGAGGTTGTCCAGAACATGACGGAACTTACGGAGGTCATGGCAATAGGAGTAACCTGCAAGGCGCAGTTCCAGTACCTTACAGAGAAGCTATCCTTCCAGAAGTGTATGAACCTAAACGACTCTCAGATGGGAGCGACAGAGAAGAAGATCGTAATCGCTTACGAGATCGGAGACTGTAGCTTCTACAACAATGTGTGCGAGATGCTCCTAAAGGAGGCTCACTACAGGCAAGATTTGTTGAGGTCTTCGCTGTCATTTATTAAACAAGAAATGAATATACTCTAAAACACACACCATGAACAACTTCAATTCCACCGCACTTTTTGCATCGATTCTCAGCATCGTCATCATGATACTGGCCAGCTTTGTAGGCGTTCAGTATAACTACGTAAGCATAGAAAACCAACAACTAAGGCAAAGGGTTGACAGTCTTACGGTGCAGTGCTACAACAAGGATACAACAATTGATGAGGCTACAAGCATAGCACTTAGCCTGTCAGATCGTATGGGAAAGCTTTACGAAATGGACCCAGAAACTCACAAGAAACTATTCAGTGAAGCAGATTAAGAAGCAGTACAAGCACGGACTGAAGTTTGACTCCAAGCTAGAACTTTTCTTCTATGACCTCATGAAGAAGGAGGGCATACCGTTTGAGTTCCAGGTTCAGTACGTACTTCACCCATCATTCAAGTACGGCAAGTCTACGGTTAGGGCAATGACCTTGACTGTAGACTTTGACCTTACTGGTCATGGTCTAAACATCATAGTAGACACGAAGGGGTTCATGAGGCCTGACAACGTGCTAAAGTGGAAGTTTTTTAAGTATTTGATGAAGGATACCTATCCGGAAATCCACTTCCCTAGGAACCAGAAACAGTGTGCAGAGGTGGTTGAGATTATTAAAAGTTGTAACTTAGCAAATAACCAAAACAAGCCAGATGCAAGAATATCGCCCAAGGCTAACCCAGGAAGAGTACGACGTAATAAAGTCACTAAGGGGTAAGCACACAGCACTAGAGGCTGAGTGCGAAGAGAAAGGAATCCCGGTAGACGACGTAAAGAACTACTGGTACAAGGGGAAGCACTTCTCGATCAACGTAAAGTCGCCCACAACTACGTACTTAGACGTCAAGGATGTAATCATTGCGGACATGTTAAAGCATGCCCCAATATATAAGATCCTTAAGCGTGACAGTATTGAAGACCCACACCTTCTGGTGATAGACCCTGCAGACGTTCACATAGGAAAGCTTGCCGTTTCCTCAGAGACTGGCGAGGACTACAACATTGCAATAGCAGTAGACAGGGTAACCAGAGGCGTTGAGAGTCTTGTACAGAAATGCTCTGGTTTTAAGATTGACAAGGTTCTATACATAATAGGCAATGACATACTACACACTGACAACACTAAGCGTACTACTACAGGTGGTACTGCACAAGATACGGAGGGCATGTGGCACTCTAACTTCCTTGTTGCAAAGAAGCTACATGTAGCCGTCATAGAGAGGCTTAGGATGGTTGCTGACGTTTTCGTGCAGTACGACCCTTCCAACCACGACTACATGACCGGGTTCTTCCTGGCCGACACACTCAGTTCTTGGTTCGCGAACGACAAACACGTTAGCTTCAACGCCAACATATCCCACAGGAAGTACTACAGGTATCACAACAACCTTATCGGGACTACACACGGAGACGGCGCAAAGGAGGCAGACCTTCCAATGCTTATGGCTCACGAGACTGGATCAGACTGGGCAGAGTGCAAGCACAAGTACTTCTACACCCACCACATACACCACAAGAAGTCTAAGGACTACATGGGCGTAACCGTTGAGTCTATGAGGAGTCCGTCAGGTCCAGACAGCTGGCACGCATCTCACGGATACATGCACGCTCCAAAGGCTATAGAGGCTTTTATTCACCACCCGAAAGATGGCCAGGTGGCAAGGCTAACAAACGTCTTCTAGTTAAGGCGAATGTTGCCGAACAGGAACGGATCGTCGTCGTACGCAATTACGCCGTCATCCTGAGAGATTGCATCGAAGTCAATCTCGTCAATTAATTCGTACACAATGTTTCTCTCCTTTACAGAGCAGATGTAAAGTATCACATCAACCTCTTTATTTATTGGACGGAGCATATATATCATACCCAAATATACCTATAATGGGAAACACAAAGAAAGATTCTGTGCAGAGTAGCAACGAAGAGATAGAGAGGTTAATGAAGGAGAAGGCGTTACTTGACAAGAAGTCTGAGGAGCTGGCCAAGAGGATCAGGAAGCTTGTGTATGATAGTTAAGCCTTGGTTGACTTTCCGTTTGCTCCGTTCCTTCCCCTGTTAATTCTTTTGAGTTCTAGCTTTAACTTTCCAGACTTGGTGTGGCTCATGTCCATCCCGTCACCGTTCCCATAAGTGCCTGCATCTTTATTAGCCTTGTTTAGGCGTGCCCTGTACCTCTTCCTAGACTTAGTCTGGT